AAGCACCATTCTCTGCGTGCCGCTCCATACGACTGTGCAATCTGTTGAGGCGAATCTATGGTGTCCTTGCGCACCCAGTAGCATAAACTCTTGAAAATGCTCTTCTCATCTAAGGGAGACACAATACGCCCATCAACCACGCGATAACTGCGCTTAAGAAATTCGACTTCATCAATGTGACAAAAAGGTTTTGATTCGGCTTCCTTATCTGCCATAGTGTATTTCACGCCATGATCCTGTAACACACGTTGAATAGTAGTATGATTGAACCCATCTTCCTTAGAACCCATATTGTTATCGTCACCATATGTGATTAATCTCACGTTGATAACAAAAGTGCTCAAATGAAAACCCAACTTATAGTATGCAAATCGCATAAACAGGGAATTCGCCAGGGAATTTACAATGCTTGTCATAGCATGACCTGACGGGTTACCACCGTAGAATTGTATGAGTTCCTTATTCATATTAACAACCGGAAAAGCAATGTCCGTTGCCACCCCGCGAGAAATAAGATATTCCTTACGTGATAACGAACCATGGATGGACCGCAAATGATCCATGACATGAAAAGCTCCCAATATAAAAATTGGAGGCATACCCTTATCGTAGTTACCAAAATCACCTGCTATGATACGATCTAAACCAAAAACGGTAAGATAACGATATATGTCACCCCATGATTTGAGATGGTTCATGGAAACAGCACACTCTGTAATAAAATTGTTGGATTCAATGGCAGCGGCTGCTCCCATATATTGCTTCCTCTGGACTATCAAAAAATGTACTGCACAAGCCGTAAAAATCCGTGATCGACCAGTATCAACCTTTTTCTTACTAAGCGGTTCGTCCTTAACTGTAGCGTTAAAAACTGGTCGACACCTCTTGCCTATGCAATACTCAACTTCCAGTCGCTCAACAGCTTTAACAACACTATCCTTAGCATACCACAATCCATCCACTTCTTCAAAATATTGAGACTTGCGACCAGGAAAATTAAAACCACCTGATGTTTTCATCACAATACGATTGATGTGTGGATTATCTGGAACTCCATTAATTGCCTCGTGAAGAGTAAGTGAACGCACGTCTTTCAACCAGTCTGTTCCCTCTCTCATCATATCGTGGACGAAATGGTCAATACAATAGCGCACTTCAGAAAGAGGAAACTTACCAGACACTTTACCTTGTTGTTCCGTAGCTATAGTATAAGGATTGAGCCAACTACCATCATCTTGCTTGATAGCACTCATCACTGGTGGACCGACTCCTGGGTCAATACCAAACTCTGCAATAACCCTATCACATATGACAGTCTTCTCTACGTTAGATCGCATAGTAACCCCTCGTGGATAGGATCCCAAAACTTCACAATTTGCAGATGCCCAGTGATGAACTCCTTTTCTATATGGTTTTCCTAAAGGCCCGCTACTAGAGGATCCTGGTTCAAACTCAAAAGTACCACCAAGATCGCTCATAGCTATCAATGGCTGAAAATCATCAAACATCGATTGACAAAGTTGAGTAGCAAGAATAACACAATTAGGAGAATGCGGAGGAGATCCAGCACAGTGCATGCCCGTGATAACCCATTTATCACCAATATTTGATATGAGTAGACTACCACAATCTCCACGAACAGGTTTGATATCGTCTCTAATTCCTTTCATGAAATTACCACGTATGACACTTCCATGATCAGATGTATACTTCTCTGTACTATAAACCTGCATGCGTGCTGAACCCACCTCCTCTGTCCGAACATCAACAATCAGACTTTGGCGGGCTGCCCTATCTATATCTTTAGGAGGCAAAAAATCATACAAACTACCACGTGGAAGGAGAGTCGCATTAACAATAGCTATATCGTTGTTTAGAAACTGGATACAATCTGGAACCAAAACAAAGTTTTGATGGGGACGTGTATTTCCAACACCGCCTTCCAATTGTGCTTGACACTCCCACTTATCTTGGCCTTGCTTAAAGATGTGTCCAACA